CCGCACGTTTATTACTTGAGAAAACAGATCAATCTTTAGAAGCGTTATGTATACTCTTCGCCCGAGTATGGAGCAAAGTTTGTGAATATAAACCAACTAAAGCCTCTCTTCAAGACTATTTACATGCTTTAGCTGTTATACAAAAAGATATCAATGTAAACATAACTTCGCGAACACGCTTTTTGATGTTAGATATTATTGAGAAAGCTATTGCTTAAATAAGGTTTGTAAACTTTGGTTTAATATAAGTATATTATAGGTCAACTTATAATATATTATTTAGTCTCGACATTTTATTGTCAAATTTATGTGAGTAATATACTTCTGGTATTCTTCATCAAAAAAGTCACTCTCCACGTAGGGAAACTCAATCACTAACACGTTTGGGATGATAATAGCCGCTATGGTAGATTTTGAATTGATGGCGCGAACAAAATTTTTCACATCAATATTAACTACATCATAAGGCGTGATTTCGCCAAAAAGTTGATATTCAGGTACGTTGGCTATCGTTCCATATCTTCCTAACTCTGGATAATCGTAGATGTTTTTGAATCTTGGAGCTGGAATGTTTTCCACAACATATTTTACTATCTCTTGCTCTTCCGGGTCTAGATATTCTAAATACTCCAAAAATAATTCACGAAGACCGGGTACAAAAATAGTTATGACATAATTGCAGTTTGATCCGAATAAATTTCTCCATAAATACCCAAACATATCATCCCCTGACAGATATAATTTAGAACCACCTAATTTCATTTCTGTAGCTGCTCTTGCCGCCCGGGCGGACCCTTCGCCCTCCTCCTTCCACCCTGAATGTCTTAGTATTTTTTCGGGTGAAAATCGTGTAAAAGTATTTCTCAATGGGATTTTATAGATTTTAGCTCCCTCTTCCAAAGCTTCTTCCATCTCCCTAGGTTCCTTCTCCATTTTAAATGTCTTTTTAAATATTTTTGGTTTTTATGTAAAAATAAGTGTTATATTTACAATCCAAACACTGCGGATCTAATAGTATATTAAATTAAGAATAGCTTAGCTACTTCTCTATTATGTGGTATATGTTCAATAATTCGCTGTTCAAGAGATTGTGATTGGCTTGATCTCTTTGCATCTAATATTCTCCACCGACCATTACAATAAAATGGTTGACTCCAGGCTACTTTTACATATATATCTTGAAATATATGTATGATATAATTTATAGACCGAGCAGTCCTTCTCCATCAGGGGGACTAAAACTAGGACCTTCTCCAGGTTGGTTAAAGTGAGACATATCGACCTCACTTTGTTGAAAACGAATTCCATACCACGCTCTACCTTTTAATTTACATTTTAGAGCAAGACTAATGTTGGTTTTGACATGTTTTCTATCTGGCATATTTGCGCTGGGATAATTTTCTTGCATAAACATCTTGAAATCGTTAAAGACCTTAGTAAGTGTAAGTCCCACCTTGTTGTTGATATTACCTTTCGCATCCTTTGCCTGACAAATCCGGTCTGTAACATATTGTTCATAAATGTTATTCTCGCGCCAATACTGGTCCGTATGGTCCTTGATAATAGGAGGATCTATCAATCCTTCCGTGGCATAAATGGGGTAATATTCTTTCAACAACCACAAAAATGCCGGCATCATGAACTTGATACGATCTTCAAAGAATGGGTCTTTTTGAAACGTTCTTGTAGCATATCTCTCTTCTGGGTCTGTGGGAGCATCATCAACCCATGTACTCAAAAATGGGAAGATACGGAATCGATTCTTGAGAGCTTTACCCGGATTAGTAAATGTGGGAATTTCATTACACATTAGAATCAACTTAAATGTATTCTTAATTTCACCACCGTTGTCGTTTAAAAATCTTGCAAAGAACGGCTCACCACCCGTAACATCCTTTACAATACCACCTTTCAAGACATCTTCATCTTCTGGCTCTTGCATAATAGCAATTTTAGCTGCCTTGGCCCGCGCCATCTCTGGATTGGGACCACTTGAACGTTGTCGCCCTTGAGTTACACACGTTACTGGCAACCGGACACAATACCCGCCAAATAATCCAAATAATTTACATATCATAGACTTAGAATTGTCTCCTGCACCCGAAAATACTACTAGAAACTTTTCGCGATTACCACTCTTGAGAAAGGACGCACAATATTTCAAAAAGTGGCGTGCAAGATCCTTGTCTGGAAAAACTTGATGGATCCATTCCAAACATTCTTGCACTAAAGGATGCTCCATATACAATCCCCTATCGTAAGGAACAATAGCCGTTTTGGTGTTATAATCTTCTGGTTTGCCCGAACGGAAAATACATTCTCTACCGCAAATTTCTAAGATACCGTTTTCTACACCGGTAATGTCGTCATTATCGTCGATCCACCTTTCGAAATCGTCATGCAAGAAAAACTCAATAGATTCAACCATGATTTTCCCCTTAGACGCTGTGGACTTCAATCTTCTCAATAACGTCCCAATTTTCTTAACATTAAGATTGCCTTGAGTCCGGAAAGTTTCATCATTCGATTCCATTACCTGTCGGCACAAACTAATACGCATTTTCTCGAAATTCTTTGCAAAGTCATTACTTATTTTGCGCTTCAAACGAATACCCTTGTGAATATCATGCCATCGATGATTCTTAAATTGCCACCATCGAAAAGCTGTACCGTTACATGTACACAAATAATCCAACCAATAAAACTTATAAAAACATTTGGCGATATCGTTATCTAAACAACTCAAAGCTTCTTCCATACTTTTCAAGCACCACCTCTTATGCCATTCCTTATATTCTCGCGGTTTATCTTCTCGCGCATACCAAGCAATAGTTTTTACGCTGACTTTAGATTTGCTACAAGTTCGATAATAATCTTCGCATTCATGTTCCCTGGCAGGACAGTGCTCTCTAGTATATTTTATCAATGTCTTTAATCCCATAGATTGCCCTTCAGTAGCATTATATAATGCATGCGCGATATCTTCCCAGTAACTTCGTGTGGTAAATCTGTGGGATTTGAGGAGAGGCAACAATTCCAAAGCCACTTCATAATGATCGCCTTCTAATTCTTCCCCAGTAGACATAGGGCTTGATTCCCTTGTATATGTGTGTCTATTTGGAGATACCTTTTCCTTTCCCTTGATTCGAGCTTTCTTTGTGTGACATTCCTTCAATGATACGCACATCGATGACCAATATCCAACTGAGAGGTATAGAGGTAACCAATAATCAATATCGCTATTCTCAACGAATATATTTCGGTTAATCAACCGATTCTGATTATGAATATGATTTTGGAAATCAAAAAGACCATCTAGATCTAATTCTTCAATCTCACCAATATATGGATCCATACCAGTCATATCAAAATTTTCTTCAGAAATTCTTGTATAAGCGCAATTAAGTATAAGTTTAGGGCGACCAGCTGCCTCTGAACTTCCATACATCACCAAGGGTTTCGTGGAGACAGTTTTATCGATAATTTCACTCCACGATCCAACAGGTGGACTAGGGAAAAGATCTACAGCATTGCAATCTTCCAAAGCTTTGGCAATCATCGGGCAAAGTTTGGTTTCTTGAATAGATGCATTTACGTGGCAAAACGGAAATTGCAAACGAATTTTAACGCAATCGTAAACTGTATTGGCACTTAGTTCCTCCCACATATTCTCAGATTCTAAATAACAACAAATAAATTCCTTTCTATCATCAGAAACTATATCAAATAAGTGCTCAATCGAGTCTTGACAAGTTTGGACCAAAAGATATACCAAATCGTTCCGAAAAGGTTCATCGCACATAGTCTCGCGAGGGAACCGAAATAAAAAATCAAGAACGATGGGCATATTTTTAGTTGGAACTTCTGCGAGAGGATAATCACGGTCAAAATCGTTATCTACAAGTCTACAATAACCCTTCCAGAACTCTGAAACCTTATTTTCTCTCACTTTCCATTCCTTATTTGGTCCATATAACGAAAACAGGGGGTAATATTTACCCCCTGTTTCAGAATGTACGTTGTCAAGAATCTCGAAAAGTTCACGATCCATCGTTTAGATAGTCCTTGAAAAACGATTCCAAAAATTCGTTTTTTCCAACTTAACTTTAACAAAAATTTTTGAGATTTTAAATCACAAAAAATAAAATTTTTACATGGCTTATATTATAGTCTAACTTGAGCATGACTAATTTTCGCATACTGTCGGAACAATAACTGCCATTTCACCGTTGAACTTTCTGAATGAAATGGTAGGAGGAGTGTTTTCAGGTAATTTGTTTTCGGGACATACACTTAAGAGATCCCCCATAAATTTCATCGCAACTTCTTCTCCGAGTTCCATTCCCTTTATTCCGTCTGAACGATAATGAACACCTGCCCAATCTCTTCCTAATACTACATTTGAAGCTATCTTGTTGATTTCAGTGGCAACTGTCATCCCCGATGTAGAACCTCCATAATTAGATAATGAAGTCCCTGAAGCATCCGCTTCAACTACCGTAGCTAAAGAAGTCCAATCTATATCATTATCAAAAAACATTTTTAACACAGTCGCGCAAGCTCCAGCTACCACACCGTGACCTGCTGGATACGATGGATGTGCAGGACTTCCTTCTCTAAAAGTAAGAGGAAGTGTATAAGCTCCATAAAGACCGAAAATATCGGTGGTAATCACATCATTTTGTAAGACTACATCGCTCAAATTGTAGTTTCCAGCATTTGGCACAGTGGCTGTTAATACATTATCTACCCACAACGAATACACTTCTGGTCTTAACCGGCGATATTTAACCCATTTCCAATACCAAGCATGTTTAAAAGCAACTTTAGCTGCTCCAGCAACCGCTGTAATAATATTAATAAGTCCAGCATCTGTGAGGAATGGGTCTTGATTTTTGAAAGAAGGAAAATTCGGATTGGTTGGCGCTCCTAAATCAAGTAAAATCATAGCTGCTTGGAAGTAATATTGATATCCAGCATCGTTATGTACGGCTTCGGCTAGAGTTCTTCCATTGTAGATATATTTGGGTGTATCCAGCGCAGGAGTCAATGTAGATAATTCTCCATTTTGAATAGCAATCATATCAGCTTTCGTGGTTCCCCACTCCACTGTGGTTCCGGGTGGAAAAGGACCTGTGCGTGGAAGATAGGTAGTATATTGCTGTGCGAACGTGGTATTAGCAGATGTAGGGACGTCTAACAACAAAAGTTGACTAACGTATGGTCCAACAGTCGAACCGTCTGCATTTCCGCGGAAAATAGTTTGTGCTGTAAATGGTGTCGGTGGAATATCTACAAGATTGTTCAATACATCAGGCGCATTCAGCCTATCAGCCCCTAATAAGGAAGTGATGGTAGCATCTGTTCCGTAATTTATGAAAGATACATCTCTTGCTACAGCTTGTGCATATACCTCGACCATCTCCGCCGCTGTTCCGGCAGAGGATAAAGTTGCTGGCTCTGGTAAATATAACGCACATTGTGGTGCTCCTTGAAGAATAGCACTCAGTGCAGCAGAAGGATTTACAAGCCCATATTCTGCAGTAGGGGACAATTTCACATTAGCTAGAAGTTGTAAATCGTTTTCGTAAAAACTGCAAGCCAAATTTTCATATTGGTCTATAGCAGTTAATGCTCCAGTAGTGGGATCGTGTTGTAAGGTCTTGTGAAAAGATGCATTGTAACTGTAGTTTTGATACCATACATCTTGACTTGTGAATTTAGGAGTAGGAGGACAAATTGTATACTGAATTTGTCCAAGGGCTCCTCGAATGACATCGCTTCTATCTCTAAACAAGCGGTTTAAACAACTTGCATAGTACCGACGAACACGACTTCTACAACATTTTTTAGAGCAACATTTACACTGTTTTTTAACTTCTTCTTTATGACGTCTCATTTAAGTATCATAAAAAAAACTGTAATTGTTACTAACAGTTTATCGAATAAAGATGGAGACTTCATACCCTACTTACGATAATTTAAACGAGGGAAGTTATCTGATCGTGGACGACTTTTTACATGAAGAAACGAGAGAAATGGTTCGAGAAGCTATCGTTAGCGACGCTATAAACCTTATTTTTGGCAAGCAGGTTTTCTTTAACATATCTTAACTTATATCATGTTTATTAACCAATAAACATAATTAACGTGTATTATTTAAGCAACTCTATCTCCGCAACCAGCTCCTACAAAACTAAAACCCGTAGAAGATGGATCTGCGGGTTTAGTGTATGAGAAGTTTAGTTTCTTTGCAGAAGACCCGTGTCCATGACCTGCCAAAAAGTTCATTTCAAATGTGGTATTGTTTGTAGAGCTAACTAATTTCAGAGTCCAACATTTTCTACTATCTTTTTGAAATATACCTAGTAATTGGTCTCCAGGTACAAGGGGACTATCCCCAGGAAGGAGGGGAGGGGGTCCCGAGGTAACGGTAGCGGTCACAAAAACGTCATTGGGAGCTCCGCATTGTGTAACTACCAATACAATTGGTTGACCAGAAGTAACGTCTATAACGTTAGCACATGTTACGTTTGGACCTGTACCTGAACGTGAAAGATTGTTAAGTTTAAGGTTCCAGGTCCCTGCTACATTTGGGGGTTTAGAGCATACTTTAGGAGCACAACAAACGCTTTTGTAGCATTTATTGCATCCATAGCCTCCACAACTATATCCATATCCACCGTGTCCGTACATTTTATGTACACCGACAAAATATAGAAAAATCTTTTCTATACTTTTTTACCTTTAAGCAGTAATATATATATGAAATGTTGATTTAATTTTGATGAAAAAATCGAACGATCTGGAAATTTTGAAAATTAATAAGCCAAAATGCGATTACAAACTCGCATGATCAACGTTTTAAATCCGACCACATCAAACTTCAATATGGAATTTTTTGACAAATGCATTCCAGAATTGGACTACGAAGTGGAAATTGACCAACCCGAAGAGTGTAAGATTTTGATTCATGGAGTTAATGTTAGATTTGTTAATTTATTGCGAAAAACGGTAATGTCACGATTAAATACGATGGCTATCGATCTTGTAGAGATCGAAATGAATACTACTGCATTACCTGACGAAACTATCGCCCATCGATTAGGGATGGTGCCTATCAAATGTCAAACTCTTGACGATTTTGAAGTTTTTGATACATGCAGTTGTGCAGGATCAGGATGTGAACGTTGTAGTATTTCCTTTACCCTGGACGTTCGGGGTACATCACTGGAAAAGCGAAAAATTACTTCAGACGACATCCATTTTTCAGATAGCAATTGTAGTGTTATTTCTGGTCCCCCATTTACGTTGTTTTACCTACATTATGGAGAACGGATATTTCTTACGGGAAAAGTGCAAAAAGCTACGGGGAAGCGACATGTGAAATGGTGTCCTGTATCTGGAGTATTTTTTAAGTCCGTAGACAAAACTACATTCAGTTTCTACTTTGAAAGCGCGGGACATCTAACCAATGCAGAGATTATCGAACAAACCCTTGCTCGTTTACGAGAATAATACCACAAATTATGTAATTTATACATAATTTTAATTTATCTAGTTTTCATACCTAAATGTGTAAAATATCACCAGAGAACCGGCGCACCTCTTCCCAATCATCTTTAATTTTCTTTCCTTCAATAATATCTTCTAAAAGAGGAAATAATTCTCTATTCAGGAAATTTTCCAAACTTGGATATAGACATTCTGTCCAATATTTAGCGTTAAAATGAACTCTTTCATAGTAAACTTCTTTATCTGAAGTAGAATAGACAATGTAGTCACACCAATCCATATTCAATATTGCCATACCGCCTTGCATCTGATCATAATGAGTAGGCCAAATATGCGATCGATAATACTTTGTTTTTGGTTTCCATCCACTTTCTCTTAACTTGATATGATCTTGTAAAGGCTTATACATTTTCTTAGGACATTTAATCTCTATTATACCCTTCTGCCCTTTTACGATTCCGTCCACAGACACACCCAGGTGAAAGTTCCACTTGGGAACGGCTAATCCAATTTCTTCTACTTCAACTCCAAAATGCTCTTCATACCATCTTCTAGCGTTTGGTTCGTGTTTAGTTCCATGAGCCATATTTTTCTTTGATTCTTCACTGAATATCTTCTTTCTAACACCCGATATCTCTAGTGCCAATTCTCTAGGCGTAGAAAATCTACTTCTTCCAGCAGCAGCTCCATAATTTGACCCAGTTACCCTAGTATTTACAGTTTTGTTGGTAGATATAGAAGGACTGCAAAGAGACGAGAAAGTGTTACTTAGGTAATGTACAGGAATATTTCCTTTACGTGCATGCACCCATGGTGGTGTACCTTGCTCAGCTAGATTTATCAAACAACTTCCTCTACTAATCCATTCACTCTTTGGAAATAAAACTGGGATTTGGGTTGGGGTTGGTCGAAAAGGAAAATGTTTTATAGTATGCATTAGTATCTTCTATAACTTCCTTTACTATGTTTTCTTTTACTATGATGATGTCTCTTTTTCTGTTTTCGTTTTTCATCTTCTCGATCTGAAATGCTCACTCTTTGTTCCTTCGATGCGCGTTTCATCTCATCAAGGAAAATATCTTGAATTTCCGTTCGGAACTCATCTAATTTTTCCTCAAAAAGATCTTCCATCTTGGATCTCATACGCTGTTCTCGATCTTCAAAATCTCTTACCATTTCATCTTTGAGTAGAGAAACCATATGTTGTAAGTTTGTTTTTACATTTTCCAACATCTCTTCTCCTCCCGTTCTCAATTCACTTTGGAGATTACTCATCTCATCTCGAAGTATCAATGTATTTTGCTGAAAATCAGACATATCGGTAACCGTTAATTTACAATATCCAGATACAGTATCTAAAATTGAAGGTATGAAGTCCATTTTTGGACCATCGTCAAATATGGGACCCCATTCATTGCAAAAGCGAAGAATATGATCCAGTAATAAACGAGAACTACAGTAAGTGCTATGTGTAACCACAGCAGTGCAGGGATAAGACATGTATTTGAACATATTGGTGTTCAAAACGTTTTCATTGACTGTATGAAATGGTAGAGTGAAGGAGAAAGGAAGATTAGCGTACACATCATCTTCCAATAAAAACTTCAATGAAGCTAGATATCCTACTACACCAATCACAAACGCATCTAAACCCATTTGTAAGGGATTATCAACCACAGGATTTACAATAGCGCCAGATGTATCTACGAGTGGATTCCTTGCCATATCGCTCACGTCGGTTTCGCTATAAAACGACAAATATTGAGCGGTTTTCTCTGCTAAATTTCCCTCTTTTAACGTTTCCGAATTGAGAAACAGTCCAACATTTTGAACTTCGTTATTGAGGGTTGTAGTAAATTGTCGATTTCCATCATGATAGATAGCTCTAGCAGCACCAACGTCTCTCTCGGATTCAGTGGGTTCGATATAAAGTATCAAATATGGAGGATTCAAGGACTCTTCGACTGTTTTAGGATTTCGCAATCTTGAGAAATCTGCAATACCGTATCCGTGAAGAGACGTGTCTGATTGTACATAAATTAGAGGTCGTACTTTCTCCATTTTTCCATTAGAAGTTGCCATTTTTAAAGAAGAAAATAGAAGTTTTTCTTATTGAATAATATACCACAAAAATTAATTGATAAAAAATGAAGAAAAAATAAAGTTCATTCGTAAGTAAACTTTATCCACATTCTAAAATGTTGCCTCAGAGGAGTAAACGAGGTCGAGGTACAAAAGTGCGAGGCGGGAAAAGGGAGAGAGTTCGTAAGATTGATAAAACGAAAGGATCAGTTATTGTGAGAACGAAAGTGGGGCATAGTCAAAGACCAAAACCTATCGTTTCCAGATTTGGCGTGCGTCCTGTAAGAAGTTCACGTGCACCTCCCATTTATCAAGTCGAACCAAGTCGAAAAGACACTGGAAAAGAACCGGAAACTAATTTATCTGGTATTACAGATAAGAACCGGAGGACAGGAGAAATTCCTCCTCAATCTGATTATGAAGGGTCCGAAGATGATCCTGAGGAATTGCGAAAATTTGAACCGATCGCCCTGAATCTCACTTTATATTCATATAAAGATATGGTTCGCTTGGCATCTGTTGAAATTACAGAAACAGCAAAGGACAACAAACCCGTTAAAAACTCCGTCAACGATCCAAAACTTGGACCTTACGACCCTCTTGCAGTATGTAAGAACTGCAACGAAACAGATTGTCCCGGACACTACGGAATTATCAATTTTCCTGAGGATTATCCTGTACCCAACCCTATTCTATTGGATTATATTAGTCGAGTACTTAGCTGTGTGTGCAACAGTTGCGGAGGTTTACTCTTGCCTAAAGAAACTCTGGAATCTCAGAAAATTTCCCTGTTAAAAGGATATGAGCGTTTTAATGCCGTAACCAATGTATGTCATAATGTCTCGTGTCCTAGGAGAAAGAAATCCAGAACCAAATCTGGAGGAAAAGAAAAAGGTAAAGAAAGGGGCAAGAAAAAGCTGGAAACTGGAATTAAAAAGGTCTGCTCTGCCAATCCAGAATTCTTTCCAGGACATTCCAATACTAATGGTTGGATTGCGTATAGGATGCCTAAAAAGGATAAAGACGTAAGCATTATGGACCCTAAGAAGGTTTTCGACATTTTGGACACGATCAGTGATGAAGATGCCCGGTTTTTAGGATTCGATGCTCCATCTTCTCATCCACGAGACATGGTATTACGGGGTCTGTTAGTCATTCCCACAAGTGCAAGACCACCTTACGTTCAAGGTGCCACAACACGATGTGATCAACTCACTGATATTTACAATCGTATCATTCGTTCTAAAGAAAAACTTCAGAGTTATGAGAATGCAGGAGGAAAATGCGAATGCTATAAGGAAATGATTGCAGCTGTGCGGGAGTTGATGGTAGGAAACAACTCCAAAAAATACCAAAATCGACCTATAATGCCGTTGTCTTCCAGACTCCAAGGCAAAAATGGTATTTTCCGTAGGTTCTTGATGGGTAAACGTACAGATCATTGTGCGCGTACTGTTTTGGGTCCCGCAGCTGATATTCGATTTGGTCAAATTCGTGTTCCTAAGTTGATTGCCAATAGGTTGGTTCTTCCCATCCGCGTATTTCAATACAACAAGCATGCTGTGAAAGAGATGGTCCGTCAAGGTAAAGTAATGTATATTATTGATCGTAACGGGCGCATGGTAAAATATCGAGAAAATAACGAATATAAAATCGAGATTGGGGAAATAGTTTGGCGAAAATTACAAGAGGGGGACGTTATTCCCTTCAATCGTCAACCCACGTTACACAAATACAGTTTAATGGCTTATGATATGGTCATTGGCAAACAAATGACTATTGGCTTACATCTTGCTGTTACTCCTCCTCATAATGCAGATTTTGACGGAGATGAAGGTAATTTGTGGCCATTCATGAGTTTGATGTCTATTGCAGAAGGCAAATATATTATGCATGTGAAACATAATCTAATTTCTGAATCTACCAATCGACCTGTGGTGGGTTTGATACTAGATACTGTCACCGCGTTATATAAGCTGACATATTTCAATCCTTTATTCACGCCAGACGAGTTTTGGTCTTTTGCTAGTCACATTACTACTACAGAAGATTTGCCAACCTTGACAAGGCGAGCTATTAAACATGGTGTGCATCCATATTCTGGTAGAGCCTTGGTTAGTGCCCTGTTTCCCAAGGACTTTTACTATAAAAGAGGCGAGGTACAAATCATTGATGGAATTTTAGTGCGCGGTGTAATCGAAAGTAAACATCTGGGCACTGCACATCGTTCTATTCTTCAGGATATGCGAAAAGATCCACGATATGGCACCGAAAGAGCTGTAAACTTCCTTACAGATGCACCATTTTTGGGTACAGCTTGGTTGGACGAATATGGATTCAGTGTAGGTATTACAGATTGTGCTCCGGAATCAGAAGCGTGTAGGAAACGAGTTGAACAACAAAAGGAAATTGGAAGAAAGCAATATGAAACCATTATCAATGAACCTGTCAAATCCAAAGCTGAAGAAGAATACAAAGAGAAGCAAGTTGTGGCTTCGTTGTTAAGCATGGGCGGTATGAAATTGGAATATTCAGAAGATAATGCTGTAAGAATTATGGCTAAAGAAATTGGCGGCGGTGCCAAAGGAAGTCCTAGTAATGTAATGCAAATGGGTGGTATGGTTGGACAGCAATTTATCTTTGGTGAACGTCCACAACTACAACTTACTGGTAAACAGCGAACTTTATGCACGTTTTCTCCTGGCGAAACCTCAATGGAATCTAGAGGATGCGTATTAAATTCTTTCTCTGAAGGATTAAAGATGAGTGAGTTCTTTTTCCACGCGATGTCTTCTCGTCAAGGTTTGATGGATACAGCGGTAAAAACATCTGAAATTGGCTCGATTCATCACAAGATGGTGAAGGCTGTTGAAGGCGTAACCGTAGCTTATGATGGCAGCGTGAGAGATCACTTGGGTAAAATTATCCAGTTCTCATATGGTAACGACGGGTTCAGTGCTTCAGAATTAGTTAGTGTACCCACAAACACTAGACAAAATCTCGCCACCTTTATTGATTTGAAGATGACAGCAGCAAGATTGAATGTAGCTCGAGGATGGGCACCAAGAGGAACTTCACGTACTATTCTTCAATCCAGAAGAAAATTACTCATAGAGATGTATAAAAACCGTTTAGAATAAACGCTTCAATTATATATGTAATTCTAATATATAATTCTTGTTACCTTCAATCTTAAAAGATACTCTTTATTCTCATCTGAATTTTCTTAATGTTAAAAAAAATGGCTGAGATGGAACCTTGTAAAAAACGCGGTGCTTCGAGTGCCGCATGGGCTGGACTCATTATCGCAATTATTGCTCTTATTCTGGTTATAATCATTTGGATATTTTATTTCTTAGAACGGGATGATTTCCTCCGGGTTTTTGAACCAGTATGGGAATTATCCACTGTAGATTCTAGCGCCAAAACTATTGCCGGTAAGAACTTTACTTTATACGTAATACCTACAACCCTTTCCACAGGTGATACACTAACATTAAACAAACCCGATGACGTAAAGGCTGGACAGTGGTTTGCTGTTACAAACTTGTCAGATAAGGCGGTAAAAATAGCACCTGGTGCTGGAGTAAGTTTTGAATCTTTCCCTACCACTACTCCTCCTCCTAGTCTTCCTGCTACCTTTACACCTCCAGTCATATCATCAGAAAGTGATCTTCCCGGAAAGACAAGTTGGATCATTGCTTGGGCTGATGGCACAGGAACTGCACTGAACTTAGCCCCAGGCGGTATTAAACAGAGTTAAATTATTATATTATACTATATTTCTCTATTGGAGAAATATAAGTATGCTTGAAAATTTAGTATATTTTTCAAATTTTATGCAGTCATATCTTGTTGTGTTTCAAGCGTTTTGAAAAATAGGACATTGTGCACGAATCGCTGCATAAGGGTGTATGTTTTTTACTTGGTTTATGATCCATGAAAAATTTTTGACTACACCATGCACATTCGTACGGTTTTCCATACCAAAATTCATATATCCTAGTGACGATACTTGACATTTTTAATTAAAAAGATCCTTTAAAAAATAACTTTATGGAAGGTGTGAGAGAAGATAGTGTATGGTGTGCAAAACGTGGGATTGTAGTTCCCGGAACGGAAGAGTTCTTATTCCAGATAACGGGAGGAGAAGAGGAAAGTCTCAAAACCCTACTTAAGAGAGAAGCTGTACGTCGGACGCGTGCATTTATAAATTTGATGGAACCTAATGAATCTATCGGTGTCGATAGGAATTTAGATTTTATAAGCAATTTCACTTCCTATTTCAATGTGGATATTCCATGTATTTGTGATGAATTGCTGCAACAAAACGAACTCAAAAGGGCAGATTATGTGTTTAATATTGGCAAATTGTTAGCAGCTGGTAAGGTAGGAGAAGCTTTTCTTCTACAATACAACGGTCAATACTTGATTTTAAAGAGTATAAAAAACGTAAGTACTAAACCCTACCTTAGTTTACGAGTGTTAAGTTTATCAACTCACCCTACACAATTGAAAATTATGAATCCTGGATTGATAAAGAACGCTTGGATTAAGAAGCAAACGCACAAAGAAAAACTAATAGCTATAGGTGGAGATAATTTTAGTAACCAAACCTGCGTGCATATGATCCTAAACACAATATTGAAGGATAACCCTAACTATGTTTATCAATATGACGCGTTTTATTGTGGAAATAATGGCTATAACGTCACAGAATTCGCAACACAAGGAGATTTGAGTAAATTTCTCTCGGAAAAATCCGACGACGTTACAGAGATATTTTTGCAAGATCTTCTTACACAAGTACTTACACCATTATCTATTCTGAAATCTGACTTATTCTCTTTTGTCCATGCAGATCTCAAAGCTAGGAACGTTTTTGTGTCCTTGGATAAAGCAGGGCAGCCTATATATCGTATCGCCGATTTTGATAAAAGCTCTATCTTTTGGAAAGGACTAAGATTTTACAATCAAAGTGGTGATTATCGATGGAATAACCTTCCTTTTGAACCTATTGAAGGTCCTGAAGGTATATATTACATTATTGACAACACAGAAGTACGTGCAGGTTTACCCATTCAAGTTTACACCATGCATAATCCTTATGGGTTCTATTTATCTTATGATATTTATACCTTCTTTTACTCTTTGATGATGGAACCAAATATATGGAACTATATGTGGTATGCTCACAATTATAATAGATCTAGCAAAGTTTATAAAAGTTGGAAATGGCTGTGGTATAGTGATCAATTTGATGATGTTATGATGACTATTCAAAGTATACATGCAGATTTAGATCTTTTAAGGACAGAAAAAGAGATAAAAGCTAAATTAGCAATAATGAGAAGTATACGTACTATCAGCAACTTATTTTATTCCAAAGCCTATAAACTAAAAGTGGATCTTCAGCCCTTTTATCGTAGTTTTGGTTTACGACTTCGCGGGGTGAGACAACCTCTCACAGATCGAACCGTAGAAATATCTAGGGATGGACATGTATGTGTGAAAGCGTGTCGTAAATCAAAGGGATTACGAGGAGGTAATAAATGTGATACCAACACTTATTCATCTAAGGGATCGCTGTATAAGTGGGATCGGTGTGACAAATAAATATTTACAATATAACTTGTAAATATAGATATGATGTTTAAGAGATATATCTCAATTCTTCGATAGGAAATGGTTGAGGTTCTTTGATTAACAACAAATAGCGGTATGCTGTAGCTGCAAAAAGATTGGATGATAGACGAATGCATGAAGATATGTTACTTGTGTCATCACCTTGTCTTACAATATCTATACGATCTCCGATAGTGTATCCATCCGTTGCCGATCGAGTAGGATTAAACTCACCTTGATATTTTAATAATGGTAACTTCAGTATTTCTTCACCAACTTCGCCTAATCTTACACATGTATCCTCCAAATTCGATAATGATTCGGTTACCCGTATATTCACTGCAAATTGATCATCCACAGGCGCTTCGCGAATCGGATAATCTTGCCCTGGTCCTAACCAGCCTCGCATATACATGGCTAACTCTAAAAGTTCGCGAATAGCTCGACGAATATCTTCTTGTTGTGCAGCTGATGAAGAACGATAAATTTGGTAAAATTGTCTTGCTTTGCCTAAGGCTTCATTGGACAGGAATTCTACTTCTTCTATCACTTCTAATAATCTCATTTTGATAGTTTGTGTAGTTTCGCTACCGGTACGAGTTGACGCGATCAACTTCAACTTTTCAATAGATCGGGGTGTAAGTGTATTATGGCTATCTGTTGGATGTGCAAAGGTCTTGATTCTATCAAAATGTTCTACCAATTCTTCGATATTAAAAGCCGTTAACATCTCACGTCGAACTCCATAACATACTATCATACCCGGCTCTAAATTCTCTACTTCATCCCAAGCTATTGGGGTTTCCTCATTTACAATTTCTGGGTATAGTCCGTAGTAAAAATTATCTAGAAGGAACGATACTTGTAACAATTCATAAGGATTAGAAAGTGCAATTCTATCAAAAGAATAGCCTTCGTTGCGTGCCATATTGACCAGGTCTTGAGTTTTATAATATTGCTCAGGGAATAGAGGGTTAAAGCTTACAGACAAATCCATCAACATAGGATTAAGTAAAAATATTTCATACAACTTCTTATCTAAAGGAATATATCGGCGTGGGGAGCAACTCAGTTTACGAAATTCGCTAATTGGGTATTTTGACACACTAATGTCTTTCTTGTAGATGATAGCAGCCATTCCAACTGCTTCACATTTAGAAACAGGTAATATTCTCTTTGCAAGTTTATTTTCTGTATCAGTACTAATACAATTTGTAGTTATTGGAGACGTCTGTACATAGTTATATAATGATTCGTGAGTGATAGGTTCATCGCTTTCAAACTGACACTCATCTATATCGCCCATAACTAGAGAATTAATAATACCAGTGAAATCCACATTTTGTGAAAATGTAGCCAAATAACGAAAAACCATATCAGGTCCTTGATACAAAAAATATACAGCTTGTTTCATCCTATTTATGGTCGTTGATGGTGTTAGAGCAATATCATGGTCTTTGCAGATCCTATACAACACGCATGCGTTGAGTTTTTGAGGATTTTGTGGTGTTTGGGGTCCACAAACGATGTCTTTGGGTAATAAATCCAACAATCCACCTTCACGTGTGAATTGTTGTAAGAATTCAAAGGCTGTAATTAACAGATCTTGTGTCCATTTTTGTTCACGTTCAACGTTGATGTACGTTACTAAAGTTCTCAAACCATGTTGAGAAAATGGTTTCCGAAGCCGTATCTCTGTAAGCTCAAGAATATGTGCGATCAAAGATTCACGATGTTTACGATGTATCACACCTTTTTGATAGCCAACACGGTGAGAGTCAAGTATCTCTTCTAATACACATAATGGTGTTTCTAAATCTACTTTTTTCACAATATTTAATCGAGAAAACGAGATAATACTGCTCATACTATACTATACAACCTCTATGGCTTTTTTGTCAAAGAATTATATAATTATGTACATAACATAATTATATCCCTTTTGAAAATGCATGAGATTACGCATACAAGATATTTAAAGCATTTACCAGACGAATTTTATCTGTTCTCTTTTGGAGCAAATAATATAGAAAACTTGGCTAAAAGATTTTTCAGCGATCCAAATGTTGCTGGAACGAAAGAAGAGGTAGACGTTATAGCTAAACACACAACTCCAGCATTTTTACACGGATATCTGCGCACTTTCTTTGGCTATTCTAAGAGATGGCGTGGTAGTGTGGGTTCGCTTACACCCACGTGTGAGAAAGATAAGGGTGTATATGGATTGTTAACTCACTTTAAGAAAGATCCATCATCCGCTAAATTTTTTATCGGTGACAAAATAGCAAATCTCAAGGCTTTATGCGATGTGGAGGCGGTAGATTCGGGTATGTATAG